GGGGGTTGACACCCTCTATTAATTATATTATAATTAAATTGTTCTAAACCAATCAAACAAATGACAACTACAACAACACAAACAGTTGAAACTCTTGCTCAAGAGTATTGCGAAAAAATCACAGAAGCCAACGAAGCATGGTTGAAAAATTTACGTCTTAATGAAGATGGTACATTTGACCCTTGGCATTTAGATGAAGACGGCAACTACAAAACAGACGACAATCCACAATATTTCACTTACATAATCGGCAGAAAGTATTTAAAGGTTGTTGCTATGAGGTGGAAAGACGATGCTCAATATGGCAGAATCAACGCCGCCCCCGCAGGCTATCAAGCGGAACACGTTCATGCCTTTGTTGATAAAACAACAGGCGATGTATTTCTTCCTGCTGGTTGGAACGCCCCTGCTAAAGGCGCAAGATTCAATCTTTTCCAAAACAAAGAAGCATTGTTTGAAGGAGTTATGCGCAGGCCACATGGCGGTTATTTATACCGCTAAACAAACAGCCCCCGAAAGGGGCTTTTTATTAGGTACAAACATAGGCAAGCAAAATTACAAGCACCTTTCAGGCGATTCTGAGAGGGCTTTTTTATGGGAACTCAGGTGTAAATTCAATAACTGTATTTTTTATCCCTTTTTCTTTTGCAATCTTTCTTGTTCTTTTTACAGAAGCAACAATCTCTTGTCTAAATTTCTTTTCTTCGCCTGTTTCGTTTTCTTTTACTATTTTCCCGCCAACAACTTCATTCATTATTGTTTGCATCTTTTTAGCTGTTAACAA